AGTGGCAACCAGATGAATATGAACCTGAAAATCCTGATGAAGATGAAGAAACAAAGATTCAAGGAAAAAGAAATATGAATGGACCAGCTATTATACCTATTCGTATTGACCCAAATAGGAAAAGAGAAAGAGAAAGAGAAATAGAACCAGATGAGTGGCAACCAGATGAATATGAACCTGAAAATCCTGATGAAGATGAAGAAACAAAGATTCAAGGAAAAAGAAATATGGAATTTATGTTAGAAATTAGAAATAAGTTCAATAGAACAATGAATCGTTTAAATGAAACACATTACAAGCCAATTAAATATAATAAGTATTAAAAATGAAAAAAATTTTATACGAAGCACCTGTTGATGATTTTATGGACGATGAGTCTAAAATAAATCTATATGCCGCACAAAAAAGAAAATATGAAAAAGCAAAAGGAGAAGGTGGGTCAAGTAATAAAATGGGTGAATTAATGTATTCATTACCGAATTTAGAACGTGAATATAAAACCCAATTAATAAATTTAGCTTTGGCTATTTTTTATAGTAAATTTCCAAAAATAAAAGAAAGGGTTGACAATGGGTTACTAAAAATGGATGTTAATTTAACTAGTAGTCCTGGTGGTAGAATAAGTCCGCAAAAAGTTGACAAACAAAAAATTGAAAAAGCCAAAGAAATTGATTCTGATTTTGATGAACGAGTTAAAGCTAGAAATTTTATTAATGCTACAACACAAGGAGCTGCTTGGTCTGAAGGATTCAATGCTTATAAAGAAATTGAAAATCAATTAAATCAGTTAAACCCTGAATTGGTAAATAAGTACAATCAATTTGAAAACTCAGCTACAGTATTTTATAACGACAATATTGAGACATTAGAACGTATGGCCGAACAATCTAGTGGTCGTGTTGCGTATACAGACCTTGTTCCAGATAATAGTAACCCAGGTAATTGGATTTTAATCGTTAGAGCACCACATTTTCCATTATTAATTCACGAATTATATAAAGGCGGGAGGTATTATAATTCAATTTTATATACACCAAAAGACAAAAATGTAAGTAATACATTAAAAGATGTAACAGACACTCATAAACATGAAATCCGAAATATGATTAGTGGTAGAGAAATTAGTTCTAAATTAAGATTTTTATGGGGTGAATTGGTTGATGGATATGAGACATGGATGGATGGAGCAATTCAAACACAATTTAATAAAATGGCTAACGACAATCCAAGATTACACAATGAAATTATGTATGATGGTGTTTTAGGTAATCCTAAACCTGGAGATTCCCCAGAAAAAAAACTAAAACATCAAAAAGCTATGGATAAATTTGAAAAATTTTCACAGATGATTGTTGATGCAATTAGAAAAAATCCACCAAAAGTTGAAAAACCTAATTATGATAAAATCATACAGAGTCAAAAAAAGGTTGAACCTATCGAACCAGAATATGATGATGATGAGGAAGAAAATGACGATGAACCAGAGGATGATGATACAAGTTGGATGGACGATATAGACGATGAAGATTAAAAAAAACCCCCCATTTAGAAATAAGTGGGGGTTTTGATATTTATGTAGAAAGGATTTATGAGTTTAACAAAAGAACAAGTTATGATTGAGTATGTAAAGTGTATCAAAGATACACCTTACGCTCTTAAAACATATTTGGAAACATACGACAACACCGTATCAAAATATGTCCCCTTGGAGTTATTTCCTGACCAAATTTCATTATTAAATGATTATGAAGATTATAATGAAAATATCGCATTAAAATATCGTCAGGCTGGGGTGTCAACGGTAACTGCGGCTTGGATATCTAAGAAAATAGCTTTTGCTAATAAAAAGAAACCTGAGAAAATTTTAATTATTGCCAACAAATTGGATACATCCCAAGAAATGGCAAATAAGATAAGATTGTTTATTGCCCAATGGCCTAGTTGGGTTGGAATTGATTTCTCCAAAGATAAAGACTCCCAAAAACATTTCAAAACAAATAATGGGTGTGAAGTAAAAGCGGTTGCAACGTCAAAGGATGCTCTTCGTGGTTTTACACCAACAATCCTAGTATTTGACGAAGCTGCGTTTATTGATGCCGACTCAGACTTTTGGGCAGCTTGTATGGCCTCACTATCAACTGGGGGTAAGGTTATTGTGGTATCAACACCAAATGGATATGACCCAATTTATTATGAAATCTATAACCAAGCAAATAGGGGAATGAATGATTTCAAAATATCTGAAATGTTTTGGTTTAGAGACCCAAGATACACAAAAGATTTATACCTAGTCAAAACCAAAGATACAGTCCACTACCTACTCAATAAAACTGAGTATAGTAAAGATGATATTATAAGTTGGGATAATATACCATTTGAGAATAGAAACTTCGAAGAACTCAAAATTATAATGAGTACAGGGTATAAACCTTGTTCATCTTGGTTTGAGGGTATGGTGAAGAAATTGAAATACGATAAGAGAAAGGTATCTCAGGAATTAGAGTGTGTTGATTATAATACAATGGTAACACTACGAGACAAAAATACAAATGAAATTTTTGATGTTAGAATTGGTGATTTATATGAAAATCTATTGTAGAATATAGTTCTTGAGTTACTTTTCATTAAAATTGTGATATTTATTTATATGGAACTTAAAGAACTCAAATCAAAAATAGAAGAAACTGGATATATTGACAATGTTAAAATTGGAAATTATTTCCATATGAAATACCCCTCAATTTATTCTGAAGTTATAAAAATAACATCTTGTTTAGAAGATTCATATTGTGACAACAAACTTTTTAGAGCTAGGGTTATCTTCATTTTAAAATATAATTTAGACGTTAACAAAATTAAAAACGACAAAGGATGGTTTCGTTTTAATAGAAAAAAAGATGATTTTTTTGAAAAAAATATTGACTATGTGAAACAGGGTTGGGAAACAAGTAAGTGTAACTCGACTAATAACTTTTTAAGTTTAGATGAAACTATTAAAATACTTAGAACAGAAGATTGTTATAAAAATTACTTAGGGAGGTCAAAAAATAGAACTTTAATTAAAGAAAATATCAAATTATATGATTCTATTTACCAACACACAAAATTTATGGATTTTTTTAATAAAAATAGTAACAAATTCTCTATGAGAATTTTATTTTTAGTTAATAAGAATGGTGAAATAAATCAAATAAAGTGTAAAAGTTGTAACGTAAATTTTACTTCATTTAACTATTCAATAGGTGATTATAATGAAAATTGTGTAAATTGTTTTCATAATACTATTAATCATTATCCGACAATTGGTTATTTTAAAAAAAAATATGGTGACGAATATCAAAAATTTTATGATGAAGATAGAAAAAGGGTTTCTAATTTAAAAGTTAATAGTAAACAATGGTTTATTAGGAAATACGGTGAATGTAATGGGGTTAAAAAATACGAAGAATATTTATCAAACAGAATTGAGATTCTTGAGGGTATTAAATCAAAAAAATATTCAAAAATATCTCAAAAACTTTTTTGGTTAATATATGAAAAATTAAATGAAGAGGAGAAAAAAAATTGTTGGTTTAAAGAATTAAATAAAGAGGTATTAGTTAAAGTAAGTGAAAACAAATTTTATTTTCCTGATTTTTTGATGGGTAAAAAAATAATTGAATATGATGGTAAATATTGGCATCAACAAGATGATGATGATATAAGAAATTCATTATATAAAAAAAATGGATATGATATAATGATAATTAATGAGGATGATTTTAGTAGAGTCCATATAAGTGATAATATAATTAATAATTGTGTAAATTTTTTAAGAAATGAAATATAATAACGGTAAATATGAAATATCTAGTCCAGAAGGATTTGTTGATTTTTTAGGGGTTCAAAAACTACAAAGAAAAACTATTGAAATATCATTTTCAAATAATTTAACTCTACGCGGATCTTTAAATCATACTATTTTTGATTTTGATAATCACCCAATTGAACTTTCAAATATTAAAATTGGAGACTCTATTAAATCTTTTGATGGTAACTTGGTTGTTGTTGATATACTAAACTATGAGGATGAAACTGATGTGTATGATATAATTGACTCAGGTAAATTACATTTATATTACACTAATAAGATTATTTCACATAATTGTAATTTTCTTGGATCTGGTGATAATGTATTTGACTCATTATTAATGCAAAAAGTAAAAGACAATTACATAAAAGAACCCCAAAATAAAATGATGGGTAATTCTTTATGGATATGGAAAGAACCTGTGATGGGACACAAATATGTTATGGGTTGCTTACCTCCAGGTGAAAAAGTATTAACAAATTTTGGGTTGAAGAATATTGAGGATGTGACTTTTAACGAGTTATTAGTTAATGAAACTGGTAATTATGTTAATATTATTAACAAACAAATATATCCAGTAATTGATGAAGATATCTATACAATAAAAGTAGATAATACATTTAGAACAACAACTTTTACAAAAGAACATCCAATTTTAATAAGTAAAACAATATTAAAAAGAAATTATAAGAAAAATAATAAAGATTATCAATTTAATGAAAGATATTGGGATTTTGATTTTAAATATGTTAAGACTGAAGATATTGAAGTTGGGGATTGGATTAAAGTTCCAAATCAATATTTTAATAAAAAAATAGAAAATATTGATAACTATTGGAAAATTTCTGAAAAAGTAAGAACTGATTTTAATATTAGTTCGCCACTAAATAATAAAGAGTTTTGGTGGTTTATAGGTATGTGGTTAGGCGATGGTTGGTTAGAACAAAAAAATGATAACTATTTAATTGGTATTTGTTTTGATAAAAAACAAAAATCATATTTATATGAAATGGAAAAAATTATTTTTAAATTATTTAATCGTAATCCAACTTACATTGATAAGGAGAGTTCTGATAATTTAGTTTTTAATAGTAAATTTTTATATTATTTTTTATTGGAAAATTTTGGTAGATATTCATATGGTAAAATGATAAGTGAATGGGTAAAAACAATTCCTAATGAATTTAAATATGAGTTAATTCGTGGTTATTTTGATAGTGATGGATGTTGGGTTAAAGTTAAAAAAAAGGATAAATATAACTCTAAGTTAAGCTTTGTAAGTATTAGTTTAACACTATTAGAGTCAATACAAGATATTTTATTTTCAATTGGTATAATATCATCACTAAACTTATTAAGAAACCTAGGTGAAATTACATTTAAAAATAAATTATATAAAACAAAAGAAACATATTCTTTAAATTTAGGAAATAATGATTCATTGGAATTACTGCGTTTTATTAATAATAAAGATGATATTAAACTACAAAAATTTAATATTAATGAATTCTCAATAGTTAATAAAAGAATAATTAGTTCATGCCATTTTAATCAGACTAAAGAATTTATTTTTTTTAGAGTAAAAAATATTAAAAAAAATAAATTTACAGGTAATGTTTATAATTTTGAGTGTGAAACAAATACATTTATGTGTCATCATATAACAACGCATAATTGTGATGTTAGTCGTGGAGATAGTGAAGATTTTAGTGCGTTCCAAATAATTGATTTTGATGAAAGAGAACAAGTTGCCGAATATGTGGGAAAATTACCCCCAGATACAATGGCTGAAATATGCTATAAATGGGCAAATATGTATAACTGTTTTATTGTAATAGATATAACTGGTGGTATGGGGGTATCAACCTCAAGAAAATTACAAGAAATGGGTTATAAGAATTTATATGTTGATGGTGTTGATTTGGCGAATAAATGGAAGTATGACCCAAAAACATTGGATAAAATCCCCGGACTAAATTTTAATAACAAACGTGTTCAGATTATTGCTTCATTTGAGGAAGCTATGAGACACGAATTTAAGATATATAGTTCAAGGTTATTTGATGAGATGAATACCTTTATTTATGTGAGTGGTAGACCTGACCACCAAAAGGGACAACATGATGACCTTATTATGTCAATTGCAATGGCGACATATGTTGCAGAATCATCTTTCAGTAGTTTAGAAAAAGTTACGGAACAAACAAAGGCAATGTTGGAATCTTGGTCTGTATCTAATAATGAAAATATGGGAAAACAATTGGATTTTAATCCAGTAATACCATTTGGACACGAAAGAATAAATCAAAGAAATCAAAATGTAAGTAAAGATGACTATATGAAATACTCTTGGTTATTTGGAAGATGATAATATTTATAATATAAAAACATATGGGATTAGTAGATAGAAAAAAAACAGGTAGAATAATTGCTTCAAAAGTATTAGTTCCAAACCAAGGTATTGTAACTTCCAAGATACAAGTACCAGATAAATTAGAAATCAAAACTACCAAAATTAAGGGAAATGATTAAGTCTTTAATTATTTCACGAATCAATTAAATTAGATTTATGGAACAAAATCAAAATAATTTAACGGTTTGGCAGAGGTTATCCAAAGCCTTTGGACCAAATGCTTTATTAAATCAAGATTATCCAACTTATAAATTTGATAAGAAGGAATTATTACGTACAACATCAAAACAAGAGTACGAAAAAGAGCTTTTACAAGCTCAACAAACTTATTACTTAGGTAATCAGTGGACAAAGATTGAAAGTAATCTCTATACACAAGCAATATATTATGAACCAACTAGATTGGCTTCTTTTTATGATTACGAATCTATGGAGTATTCAATACATGGTGAAACTAAAATTGCAACACCCAATGGTTTTATCACGATTAAAGAATTAGCTGATAAAGGAAGAGATTATGAGTTTATAACATATGCTTATGACCACAATTTAAAAAAAGTTGTGCCGGCTAAAGCAAGAAACGCTCATTACACTCGTGATGAAATGACTTATAAAATTACATTTGATGATGATTCTCATATTATAGCAACATATGGGCACAGATTTCTTAAACGAGATAGTGTATTTGAATACGTTGAAAATTTAAAACCTGGTGATTCTATGATGCCTTTTTATCGTAAATCATTTTACAATAATGAGAAATATAATTGGGTTTATACTTGTAATTCTGATGAAGGACATAATGGGTGGATTTCTGAACATAATCTTATTGCTGAATGGTTTTATGAAACCAAAGTAAAAGAAGATGAGGAAGTACATCACGTAGATTTCAATGGTAAAAATAATTTACCTGAAAATCTTCAAATTATGACTATATCGGAACATAGAGCTTACCACGCAAGATTAAATAATGAAAAATTATGGGCTAATCCCAAATACAGACAAAAAATGTCTGAGGTGGCAAAAAGAAAAGGTAAGTTAATTTGGGGTGGAAGAAGAAGTGGTGATAATAATCCATCATATATAAAAATTCCATTTGATGAAATTGTTAGGGTAGCAAAAGAAAAAAGGGGGGTAGAAGAAACAGCAAAAACTTTAGGGGTATCATATAGAAAGATTCAAAATGAATTAAGGTTTAATGGTTTTAAAAATTGGGACGATTTTCTTTCAGTATATAAAATAAAAAAATATCTAAAAGTTTCAGAAGACTATCATTTAATTAATTTCAAATTAATACCTTGGGATTTATTAGTTGATGTAGCAAAAAAAGAAAAATTAATGAAAAATGTTTGTAAAACATTGGACATTACAATGGGTAAATTACGTTCAACTATAAGACAAGGTGGATATAATAATTGGACTACATTTATGACAGCATATGGATTAGAGATTGGTAAAACAGGAAGAAAAAAAGAAATTAAAGAAAATGTAGTAAACCATAAAATTGTTTCTATAGAACCTTATGGAATTGTTCCTGTTTATGATTTAACTGTACCTGGATATAAAAATTTTGCAACAGACACTATATTCTCACATAATACCCCAGAAATATCCGCAGCATTAGACATATATGGAGAAGAATCAACAACTGTGGATAAGGATGGTTTTATGTTACAGATATTTTCAGAGTCAAAAAGGATAAAAGGTATTTTGGCCGACTTATTTAATAACGCATTGGATATTAATACAAATTTACCAATGTGGACAAGAAATACCTGTAAGTATGGTGATAATTTTGTTTATTTGAAACTTGATCCAGAGAAAGGAATTGTTGGTTGTATGCAATTACCGAACATTGAAATTGAACGTTTGGAGAGGGGTATGCCCGCTCAAGCAACAAGACAAAATATTGAAGAACCCGCAGAAAACAAAGGACTAAGATTTAAATGGAAAGCCAAGGATATGGAATTTAATTCTTGGGAAATTGCCCACTTCAGATTGTTGGGTGATGACAGAAAACTTCCATACGGCACATCAATGTTGGAGAAAGCAAGACGTATTTGGAAACAATTATTATTGGCTGAAGATGCGATGTTGATATATAGAACATCAAGAGCACCTGAGAGAAGGGTATTCAAAGTGTTTGTTGGTAATATGGATGACAAAGATGTTGAGCCATATGTACAACGTGTTGCTAACAAATTTAAACGTAGTCAAGTGGTTGATTCTCAAACAGGTAATGTTGATATGAGATTTAATCAAATGGCGGTGGATCAAGATTACTTTATTCCTGTTCGTGACCCAGCTCAAGCAAGTCCAATTGAAACTTTGGCGGGCGGAACAAACTTGGGTGAGATTGCGGATATTGAATATATCCAAAAGAAACTATTGACAGCATTAAGAGTTCCAAAAGCATTCTTAGGTTTTGAAGAACCAGTTGGAGATGGTAAAAATTTATCATTAATTGATATCCGTTTTGCTAGAACAATCAATAAGATACAAAAATCAATGATATCTGAATTAAATAAAATAGCTATCATTCATTTATTCTTATTGGGTTTTGAGGATGAATTAAATAATTTTACACTAGGTTTAACTAACTCATCTAAACAGGCTGATTTATTAGGTCTTGAAGTTTGGAAAGAAAAAATTGCAGTTTACAAAGAATGTGTTACAGCATTACAAGATGGCACAGCCCCAACATCACATACTTGGGCAAAGAAACATGTATTAGGATTTTCAGAAGAAGAAATTAAGACTGACTTATACCAACAACGTATTGAAAGGGCTGTTGGAGCTGAATTAACTAATACGGCAACAATTATAACCAAGACTGGTATATTTGATAATATTGATAAATTATACTCTCAGAAGAGTGGTAGTACGGCATCAGCGAGTGGAACACCACCTCCCCCTGGTGGAGGAGCACCACCACCTCCTGGGGGTGAAGCTCCAATGGGATTACCTGAAAGTGAAAAGAAAGATAATTTAAAAATACTATTGGAATCTGATGGGTTATTAGATGATGAAACTTTCATTGATTTGTCAAAAGCAAAAAATTCCTTGGGTGAAATGGAGATTCATCTAAACAAACTTTTAAATGGTTAATATTTATAAATAAAAAAGATATGAAATTTGGAATTATTAAATCAAAAATAGATTACGTATTATCAGAATCATTTAAGAATGATGAACATTTTAAAGTTGAAATGAAATTTTTCAAAAAAAATATTTTGGAGAATAAAAACCTTAGTAAACTTTTTTATTTATATGATGAGTTGACAACAAAAAGAAATATGGATAAAAACATTGTTGATGACTATATTAATCAATCAATTACCATATATGAAAATACTATCAACAAATTAAAACCAACTGATTACAAAAAATTAGACTATTGGTTAAATGGGATTGAGGTTGAAAATAATTATGAAAACATTGATAAATTGTTTTCAACCAATATACTGACTTTAGAAAATAAAGTTATCAGTAAAAAAATGATTGCGGAATCTCTAATTAAAAAAGAAGAGACTAAGGAGGTAATTAACTTACCAATTAGTTCAATGATTAAAATGGCTAATAAATCTATCGCTTCTTATATTGAAAATTTAAATGAAAGTGATAAGAGTGAGTTGGTGAAATTATTGTCTCAGGATGAAAAGATTATGAAAGAGAGTTATGAGTTGACAAAACTTAAAGTAATTGACAAATTAAATAACCATAAATCGGAATCGGATTCCGATACATCAGTAAGAATTGATGAAACCATATTAAAATTAAAAGAGGAGAAGTTTGATAAATTAACTTATTTCAAATTAAAAAATCTGAACGAAAGTCTTTAATCCTCTCTTTTTGTTTTTTGAGAATATACCGCTTTTTTAACTTTGTCTCTGCGTCTAATAGAGTTTTTGGTGAATTCTTTTCTTTGTTTCAACTCCGTCATTAATTTAGTTTTAATCACTTTACTCTTAAAGAGTTTAAGTGCTTTTTCAATTGGGGTTTTGTTATCTACTTTTACAATTAACATATTTTGGTTTTTTTGACATTTACTTAAATTTTACTTATTTTTTATTCAAAAATAAACAAAGAAATATTTTATGAATGAAAAAAGGAAAAACTTCAAAAATCCAAGGATTTAAAACCGCTAAGATTTTATATGGAACTGTTGATTCAGTTGAACTGAAATCAATATATCTAAACATACAAACTTGGGTTGAACCTCAACTTGAACTTGAAAATTGGAATCGTGTAATATTGAATTTATCAAGAAAAGTCAAACACACAATTTACAATAATATAAATACTGAATTATTTGAAAAAAAGTTTATTGTTGATTTGGATTTAAGGTCTAGTGGGCTACAAATGGAAAAAAAGTCTTTCCTTAATCTTGAGATTAATTTTTTTCTTAACCAACAAGATATTGATTTTAAATCAAATAATGTTAAAGAAATCTTAAAGAATCTAACAAAAAAAATTATCCAAGACAATCTTACCAACAATCATTATTTCAATTTTAGTCTAACTAAAAAGAGTGATAAGTTAATAAATATAAAAACATAAATATTTATTAATAAAAATCACAAAATGAGCTTAAGAATTTTAAATCCTGGTGAATTAGGTAAAGGAATATTAATTGAGAATGATGGGTGGGTTTCGCCTAATACAACAATGAATTCTTATATATTGGAAACTAGAAACTTTTTAGACCACTCCAAACCTTTTGAATTTTATGCCGTTCTACAAAAATATAATACCCCAAATAGAAATGGTAGAATTTATCCTGAAAGGATATTAAAAAGAGAATCTGAAAATTACAAAAAGATGATTCAAAAAGGCACTTCTCTTTCTGAATTAAATCACCCAGAATCGTCTCTAATTGATTTAGACAGAGCTTCCCACTTAATTACTGAAGTGTGGTGGGAAGGACCAGTTTTAATGGGTAAATTAAAACTATTAACAAGTCCTGGATTTCACGAGAGAGGAATTGTATCCACAAAAGGAGATTTAGCGGCAAACTACTTAAGACAAGGTGTTACTCTTGGTATTTCTTCTCGTGGTGTAGGATCACTTAAAAAGGTTGGGGAACAAAATGAAGTTCAGGATGACTTTGAATTAATTTGTTTTGACTTGGTATCTTCTCCATCAACACCTGGTGCTTATCTTTTCTTGAATAAAGAAGATAGAACAAGTTTGGATGAGAATTTGGATGACGATAAAAAAATGTCTGTTGAGAGAAATGTTGGTCAAAGTGGGAATAAATCACTTGACTTAATGAAAAGATTAAACGATTATTTGGGATATTAATTAATATTTTAAAAAAAAATTCTAAAACTATGGAAGACGGACAAAAATATTTTGTTGCAAAAATTGCTGAAGATTTTGTTGATGATGAAACCGGAAAGGTAAAGAAAATTAAACTTGAAAAATTGGTTATGGGATATACCCCAACTGATGTTGAGGCCAAAATAACCAAGGTTTACGAACATTACACAACTGATTGGCGTATTACCGCAATTGTTGAAAGTAAAATTGATGAGGTGATTGAATAATTAATTCATCAATAATTTTGATAAGGATAATCCAAAAAATGGGTTATCCTTATTTTTTTTGTCCATATACAATATTTATGTTATATAAAATAATCTTTTTTGTATGGTATTATCTACAAAAAAATATTTTTTTAAAAAATTAACATATTTATATAATAAAAAACGAAATGGCTGAAAATAAATCATTAGTTGAAGAAGCAATACTACAAATGAAAAATTTGGAAGACGTTGTAACTGAAAATGCAAAAGGAATACTTGCCTCAACAATGAGACAAGAAATCAAAGAATTGGTAAAAGAATCTCTCAAAGAACAAGACGATGAAGAGGTTGAAGATGAAGAAGATGATATGGACATAGAAGATGATGTGGACATTGATGACGCCTCTATGGATTTAGAGGACGATGATATGGATATTGAAGACGATATGGATATGTCAGAACCGAATATGGAGGTTGATACAATAGACCTAACAAAACAACCAGCTTCAGAAGTTTTAAGAGTATTCAAACTTTTAAGTCCTGAAGATGAAATCGTTGTAACCAAAGATACTGCGGGCAACATAAACTTAAAAGACAATGAAACAAATAAAGAGTATATGATTGTTAGCGAAGGTATGGATGAATACGATGAATACGATGAAATGTATCATTCTAATGAAATGATGGAAATGGACGATATGGACATGGATATGATGGAAATGGACGATATGGACATGGATATGATGGAAATGGACGATATGGGTTATGGTATGAATCATCAATACGATGAAGAAGAAGAAACTTTATACGAAATTGAAATGGATGACTCTGATGTTGAATCAGCATTTGAAGATGAATTTGGAGAAGGTTTTGAAGAAGAAGAAAATTATTCAGACGAGGAATTCTTTGAAGATTTTGAAGAGGAAGAAAATTATTCAGACGAGGAATTCTTTGAAGGTTTTGAAGAGGAAGAAAATTATTCAGACGAGGAATTCTTTGAAGGTTTTGAAGAGGAAGAAGACAATGAATTTATGACGGAATCAAAAAAATCCACAAAAAAACCAAAAGGTATGGGTTTTGGCTCAGCATCTAAATTTAAGTATTCTAGTAAAACTACTGATTACCCAACTAAAAAACAACCACAAGGCACTAGAGGTGTAGGTATGGGTAAACCTAAAAAAGATATTTACAAATCTGATTCTCCAAGTTTTGATGGTGAGTTTTCAAAGAAACCAACATCATCAAGAAAAGAAAATATGGCTAAACCAATGAAACCAATGATGAAAAAAATGGAAACAAAGGAAGCGTCACGTACTTTAGGAAATGGTAAATATTGGGGTAGAGAAGGTCTTCCGAAACCAAAAGCCGCACCACGTCACATCAGAAAAGAATCTATTGACAATTCTGAACTTGAAATCCTTAGAGAAAAAAATGAAGAGTATAGAAAAGCATTAAATATTTTTAGAACTAAACTTGATGAAGTTGCAATCTTCAATTCTAATTTGGCGTACGCAACTAGATTGTTTACAGAACATTCAACTTCAAAACAAGAAAAAATTAATATTCTACAAAGATTTGATGGTGTTGAAACTCTTAAAGAATCAAAAAATCTATACAAAGTATTAAAAGACGAACTAACAAGTTCAAAACCTCAACAAGTTAATGAATCAGTTGAAAGGACAATTCAAAAATCACCTTCAACAGGTTCAGCGATTAACTTAATTGAATCAAAAACATACGAAAATCCCCAATTCCTAAGAATGAAGGATTTGATGTCTAAATTAAAATAAACAAAAACAAATACAAAATGGGAGCATTATTAGAAAGCGGTCTTGTTGGTAATATTGGTTTGAAACACCTTAAAGTTATCAAAGAAGATACAATTAACAAATGGGATAGATTAGGATTCCTTGATGGCCTTAGAGGTCACCTAAAAGAAAACGTAGCTCAGTTATATGAAAGCCAAGCTTCATACTTAATCAATGAGGCGACTTCTGACGCAAGCTCAGGTTCTTTTGAAACTGTAGTATTTCCAATCATTAGACGTGTATTCTCTAAATTATTGG